CAAGACGACGTTACGATTAGGATCAAGAATTATAGGTAAATGTATGATGGGGTCAACGAGTAATGCTCTTGACAAAGGTGGTAGGAATTATAAAAAAATATATTATGACTCAGACGTCACAAAAAGAAACCGCAATGGACAGACTAGCTCAGGATTATATTCTTTGTTTATACCTATGGAATGGAATTACGAAGGATACATTGATACTTATGGATACCCTGTCTTTGATACTCCAAAACAACCAGTTGAAGGAATCGATGGACAAAAGATACAAATCGGTGTCATTGAACATTGGGAGAATGAAGTAGACGGTCTTAAGGATGACCCAGACGCACTTAATGAATTATATAGACAGTTTCCACGTACTGAAAAACATGCGTTCAGAGATGAAACAAAACAGTCTATATTTAATTTAACAAAAATTTATCAACAAATTGATTATAATGAAGATTTAAAATACTCTGGAGTATTAACACAGGGTAATTTTCAATGGGAAAATGGGATTAAAGATACAAGCGTACAATTTATTCCTAATAAAAATGGTAGATTTTTTGTTATTTTTGTTCCAGACAAACATCAACAAAACCGTTATATTGTTAAAAACGGTGCTAAATATCCAGCTAATGAGCATATGGGTGCTTTTGGGTGTGATAGTTATGATATATCTGGAACAGTAGACGGTAGAGGATCGAAAGGTGCTTTACATGGTTTAACTAAATTTACAATGGACGGTCCACCTAATTTATTCTTTTTAGAATATATAGCTAGACCACAAACCGCGGAGATGTTTTTTGAAGATGTATTAATGGCGTTATATTTTTATGGTATGCCTTTACTTGCAGAAAATAATAAACCAAGGTTATTATATTATTTAAAAAGAAGAGGTTATAGAGGTTATTCTATGAATCGTCCAGATAAAACAAAATATAAATTATCTGTAGCTGAAAGAGAAATAGGTGGTATACCTAACTCAAGCGAAGATGTAAAACAAGCACATGCTGCTGCTATCGAATCTTATATTGAAAATTTTGTAGGTTACAATAATGAGCAATATGGTTCAATGTATTTTCAAAGAACACTTGAAGACTGGGCAGCGTTTGATATAAATAAAAGAACTAAACACGATGCTTCGATAAGTTCAGGTTTGGCTATCATGGCTTGTAATAAAAACAAATATAGACCAGTTGCTGAAATTGAAAAACAAAAAGTTAATTTAAATTTTTCAAAATACGACAATAAAGGTTTTAAATCCAAAATAATTATAAATGATTAATACTAGTACTAATAGTTCCTTTCCTAGTCAGGTGGTACCTGTCGCAGAAAAGCTTAGTTGGGAATATGGTTTGCAAGTAGCGCAAGCTATTGAATATGAATGGTTTAGAGGAGGTAGAATTAACAGTGGTAAATGGTACACTGGTTATCAAAATTTTAATAGATTAAGATTATATGCTCGTGGTGAGCAATCTGTTCAAAAATATAAAGACGAATTATCAATTAATGGTGATTTATCTTATTTAAATTTAGATTGGAAACCAGTTCCAATTATACCTAAATTTGTAGATATAGTTGTAAATGGTATTACTTCTAAAGATTATCAAATAAAAGCTTTTGCTCAAGATCCGTTTTCAACAAAACAGAGAACTAACTATGCAGACTCTATCATGAGAGATATGATGAGTAAACCATTGTTAAATAGCATAAAAGAAAATTTAGGTATAGATATATATAGCACGATAGATCCGGCTAATTTACCAGAAAGTAAAGAAGAACTTGAGGTTCATATGCAATTAAACTATAAACAATCAGTAGAAATAGCTGAAGAAGAAGTTATTAATAATGTTTTAGATTTTAATAAATATGAATTAACAAAGAAAAGATTAATTGAAGATATAGTTACAATTGGTATTGGAGCTGTAAAAACTAGTTTTAATAAGTCTGAAGGAGTTGTTGTAGATTATGTAGATCCTTCTAATATGGTTTGGTCATATACTAATGATCCAAATTTTCAAGATATATATTATGTTGGTGAAATTAAAACGTTAACCATACCTGAACTTAAAAAACAATTTCCAGATTTAACTGAAGAAGATTTAAAAAGAATACAAAAATATCCGGGTAGAGAAGGATATCAAAAAGGTCCTTATAATAATGATTTAGTTCAAATTTTATATTTTGAATATAAAACATATATAGATCAAGTGTTTAAATTAAAACATACAGAACAAGGATTAGAAAAAATATTAGAAAAACCTGATTTTTTTAATCCACCACCAAGTGATAATTTTGATAGAGTATCAAGAACTATTGAAGTTTTATTTAGTGGTGCTAAAGTTTTAGGTGTGCAACAAATGCTAAAATGGGAAATGTCTGAACATATGACAAGACCAAATAGTGATTTAACAAAAGTTAACATGAACTATAATATAGTTGCACCACATATGTATCAAGGTCGTATTGATTCATTGGTAAACCGTATTACAGGTTTTGCTGATATGATTCAATTAACATCTTTAAAATTACAACAAGTAATTGCAAGAATGGTACCAGATGGTGTATTTGTAGATGTAGATGGTTTAGCAGAAGTTGATTTAGGTAATGGTACTAATTATAACCCACAAGAAGCACTTAATATGTATTTTCAAACTGGTAGTATAGTTGGTAGATCATTAACACAAGACGGAGATCCAAATAGAGGTAAAGTACCTATTCAAGAATTACAAACATCGGCGGCTAACGGTAAAATAGCTTCACTAATTAATACATATCAGTATTATTTACAAATGATTAGAGATGTAACCGGTTTAAATGAAGCAAGGGATGGTAGTATGCCAGACAAAGATGCTTTAGTTGGTTTACAAAAAATGGCAGCTAATGCTTCAAACACAGCAACTAAACATATATTAAAAGCGTCTTTATACTTAACGTTAAGAACTTGTGAAAATATTTCATTACGAGTGTCTGATATGTTAGATTTTCAATTAACTAATAATGCTCTGTTGGCTAGTATTGGTAAATTTAATGTTGCAACATTACATGAAATTGATAATTTACATTTATATGATTTTGGTGTTTATTTAGAACTAGAACCAGAAGAAGAAGAAAAAGCTATGCTTGAACAAAATATTCAAATGGCTTTACAACAAAATCAAATATTTCTTGAAGATGCAATTGATATTAGAGAAATTAAAAATTTACAATTAGCTAATCAAGTTTTAAAATATAAAAGAGTTAAAAAGCAACAAGCTGATCAAGCTGCGCAAATGGCTAATATTGAAGCTCAAACACAATCTAATACTCAATCAGCTGAAAACGCAGCTATGGCTGAAGTACAAAAAGCACAAGCGTTAAATGAAACTAACGTTCAATTTGAAAAAGCAAAATCAGATCTTGAGGTGCAAAGAATGCAAACTGCAGCTCAAATAGAAGAACAACAAATGGCTCAAAGATTTGAATACGATATGAAGCTTAAACAAGCTGAATTACAAAATCAAAAAGCTAAAGAAAAAGAAATTGAAGATCGTAAAGACGAAAGAACAAGAATACAAGCAACACAACAATCAAAAATGATAAGTCAACGTCAAAATGATACTTTACCAACAGATTTTGAAACAAATCAAATTGGTGGTATATCACTTGATCAGATTTAAAAAATTTTATTAATTATTATTATATTATATTATGTCAGAAACAAAAGAAAAAGCTGGAAAGCTTAAGGTTAAAAGACCTAAAAAACTAGTAAAAACAGATGAACCTATAAAGGTAGATTTATCTAAACCAGTTGAAAAAACTGAAGAAAAAATAGAACAACAAGATGCCATTCAAGTCGGAGAAACAAAAGAAATACCTGATGATAAATCATCCGGAGATATACAAAAGGTGGAAGTTAAAGGAACAGAACCCAGCGAAAAGTCCGATGCCTCTGTTGAATCTAAAGAAGAAAAAGAAGAGCTGCCAGTAATAGAAGAAATAACTGAAACACCTGAAGAGGAAGAAGATGTTATTGAAATTGGTGAGCAAATGGTACAAGGATCAGAGCAGCCAACAGCTGTTGTATCTAATGAAGTACCTAAAAAAGACGTACCGCAATTACCTGAAAATATATTAAAGGTAGTAGAGTTTATGAATGAAACAGGTGGTACATTAGATGATTATGTAAGATTAAATCATGATTATTCTAACGTGGATAATGATACTTTATTAAAGGAGTATTATAAGCAAACAAAATCACATTTAGACCAAGATGAAATTAACTTTTTAATTGAAGATAATTTTTCTTGGGACGAAGATGTAGATGAACCGCGAGATGTGCGTAAAGCAAAACTCGCATATAAAGAAGAGGTTGCAAAAGCCAAAAAGCATTTAGAAAGCTTGAAAGACAAATATTATCAGGAAATTAAGTTAAGACCTGGTGTCACTCAAGAACAACAAAAAGCTATGGATTTTTTCAATCGCTACAACGAAGAGCAACAAGTAGCTGAACAACAACATGAAACGTTCAAGTCTAACACTAAAAATTATTTTGGTCCCGATTTCAAAGGTTTTGATTTTTCGGTAGGAGAAAAAAAGTTTAGATATGGAATTAAAAACGTTAATGATGTTGCAGAGAGTCAGTCAAACATTTCTAACACCATTAAGAAGTTCTTA